TATCTATTCATTATTAATTTTATGGGGTATCATAATTATTAAGAACTTTTCCAGTACTATCACCTGTAGCTAAAGCAATATAACGTTGCTTACCATATTCAGTTACATCCCCACCGGCTTTTCTTTGATTTATATCAGCTGATTGATTAGCAAATCCAAGACCTTGTTTACTTGGTACAAAATCATGAATTGGAATAAATTGAAAGCTACTAACATTAATTCTATGAGGTAATTCTTTTACGGTAGAATCTGAAAGTTGTTGTAAACGAGGTAAACTATTTGTGTAAGGTGAGTCTGGGTCTCCAGCTGTATCATTTATACCGATTTCCCAAGGTGAGTCTTGAGGAACCTCATATGTTAAAGATGTTATAAATCCTGGTTGTTCATATAAATAACCCCCCATAGTTAGTTGAACTAAAGGACCTCTCATATAACCAAACGGGCTATAATCTGGGGTTAAATTTGAAGCTAAGTAGTTTAACTTTTTATACATTGGGATGAGTTCCGGTTTTGATAAAGCCGCTACAGTAAAAGATAATGAAATTGTTCTATCAAATCCATTGTAATTGTAAAAGTTTTCACCTCTACCTAAATATTTCACACTACCCCAACTAGCATTATATGAATCACTAAAGCTATCAATAAATGCTCTAAAGTGCATAAATGTTTTAAATTGAGGATTATTATTATCAATCGCTGCAATTCTAAACTTAACTAAATCATTTATAGGTTTGCTAGTATCTACAAATTTGCTTCTATAAATAGGTAAAGCATTTATTCTATCTTGTGCTCCTACTACTTCTCCATTAGGTCTGCCATCTCCATCAGTTATTTGAACTCCTTTAGTATAAGAAGCATAGGATTTATTAGCTCTTGAACCAGGACCATCACCTAATTTACTTCCTATGTTAACTCTTATTTCAATATTTTTGTTATTATAATTAGGAGCAATAGGAGTAGCACCTAAATTAGTAGCTGTTTGGGCTTCTTTTGTTGTTTCTCCTAAACTAGCTCTTAATATTTTTCTAAAATCTTGTATTTTAGGAGATAAATGATTACCTGTAGGGGGGTTTACGTTTGAACCCTGGATTAAATTCTCTTGAGTGTAGGTGAAAGTGTTATTAGCATAAATTAAATTGCTGTTTTTAGGCCAGGTATTACCTTCAATAGCGGGTTCGTATACACTAAACCAATTGTAACCTTGTCCTAATTGTCCTAGTTCATTGTAGGCATTAATCAAACGATCTCCAGTTAATCTTAAAAATTTACCAGAAACTCCTTTACTATCAGGACTGTCAATAGTTTTTAAGTATTTTAAAGAATCAGGATTGTTTCTTTCGGGGGTCCAAGTTAAAGGGCCGTTTGGAACATTGCTGACTCTTTGATCTGCAAATCTAATGTTAGTATTTCCTACTCCTAAAATTGAACCAGGTCCTCCTCTATAAGTTAAAATGTTATCTGATAAAGGTGCAATGCTATTATTTACTAAAGAAATACCAATATTTCCTATATAATTGTCCTTAATTTTTTCTTTAGTTAATCTTACTAAACGGTTATTATTAATAGATTTAATACTAAAAGCTTCTCCTAATTGAGGATTTACAACATCAGAATATGTTCTTAAAGATAAAGGAGATAAACCTGTAGGGTCTATTCCTTGTTTGTTTAAGTGACCACCAAAAGCAACAAGACCAGCTTGAGCTAGAGTAGATAAAGGAGTGTAAATATCCTCATTTAAAATTCTACTAGCTTGAGTACGAACCGCTGAATTGGATAAGATATTTTGTTTAGCTATAAATAAAAGACCGTTAGGTGATTTTAAATCACCAAACATTTTACCTAATCTTTTAATATCTTCTAAAGCATCAATGGGTGCTAAATATCCATTTCTTAAAAGAAAATCAGGGGATTTTGATGTTAACCCATCTGGAATCTTAGCCTGGATATAGGGTTGTCCACTATATCCGCCCCCAGGAGTATCCTTACCGTACTTGAGGCTTTTAAGATCGGTTCGTAAATTAATTAAAGGCATTTAAATTACTTAGGTGGGTTATCTAAGTATTTAGGTGGGGTTTTACCGTCTAAATCTAAAGCGGATTGTAGTAGTGTTTGTGGGTTTAAAGGCACAGTAGCACTAGATTTAGCGGGGGTTTTACCATCATTATCTGATAAAACAGAGCCCTGATTGAAAAGTTTGTCTAATAGTCCCATAGTTTTTTATTTATAAATATTAGAAATTATTGAGTCTTATAAGTACCCATAGCCATAGCAGTACCTACTTTAGTACCATCGAGGTAAACATCACCACCAGATTTAACTGTTGTAATAAGTTCTTTAAGAAGAGCAATTACTTCTGTGTTACCTCCTCCACCTAAACTAGTACCACCTACAACAACATCATCCTTACGGAATTTCATTGCTTTTTGGCCTGGGCGATAAATAAAGTCTTCTGCAGGAGGTTCTGGTTTTTCACCAAATATAGCATCACCTAAGTAATCTCCTAACATACTGCCTCCTACAGTTCCCCCTATAGTACCCGCTCCTGGTAAAAGAGCAGTACCTGCGGCACCCCCTAGGAAACCTAAACCACCAGAAAGAGCAGCTCTACCAACATTTTCCATGGTAAATCCACCATCTGCGAATTCTAAACCAGCACTTAGTAGAGCTCCGGCTGCTGGGATTGTTCTTAGGAGACCTTTACCTCCTCCTTTAAGTAAACCTTTCCCCATTCTACCTAAGGATTTAGCAGCACCTTTAACACCACCCCCCTTATAGGCTTTTCCTACTCTTTTTAAAGCTCCCCCCATTCCACCTCCAGAGGTACTACCTCCAGTAGCACCCCCACCACCTAAGCCGGGACCACCACCTTCAATAGTTACAGGAACAGCTCCATTTTTAGCTATAGAACCAAACATTTTAGCAAAGGCTGCTATACCCCCTGCTAAAGCAGTTACAGCTACTGTTGTAAGACCAATTTGACCTAAAGGAGAACTAGCTAATTGTTCAGCTACTGTTGCTACTTTTTCTAGTAAAGCACCTACTGGGCCTGCTACAATTGAAGCTATAGTATCTTTGAATTTTTCACCTGCTCTAGCTAATCAACATTAGCAAGTTCAAGAGACTTACCATTTAACATTTGTTGTTCTAAAGCATTAGCTTTTTCAATTTGACCTTTATCTCTAAGATCTTTTATTTGCTGTTGATAAAGTTTAACTTGGGCTTGGTCTAAATTTTTAAGTTGTTCAGCTTTAACTAATGAATCAGTTAACTCATCAACTTGCATACCCGCAGCTTTAGCTAGAGCTTCTTGCTGGATAACGTTTAATTTTTGGAAGTCAGCTAGACTACCAACGTTTTTCATTAATTCCTGGGCAGCGCCTGCTGAATCACCTTGTAAAGCTAAATATCTAGCTTTTTCTAGATTAATATCTCTACCAGTTAATAGTTCTGCTTCTAGTTCAGCTGAAATAGATTCCTCAAAGTTAAGTAATTGTTTTGAAGCGTTTTGGGCTTGTTGTAATGTCATACCCAATTTTTGGGTTTGAATTACAGCTTTAGAAATTAATTCAGGACTACCTTTATATTGAGCAAATAATTGGCCGTTAACTTTAGCAACTTCAGCTAATACTTTTCTATTACTAATTACACCCTTACGTTGTTTACCAATAGAATTAACAATTTCTTCTTGAGTTTTTCCGGTAAGGGTAGAAAATTTAGCATATTCAGCAGCTTCATCAACAGTTAATCCTAAATTTTTAGTAAGTTTAAGATTATCTTCTAAAGTTTTAGCCGAAAAATCCGCAGAAGTACCAAAAGCATTATTAAGATTATTAGTAGCTTCTACAAGATTATTTGTAGTCATTAAAGTATCTCTAGAAGCAGATGCTACACCTCTTAATCTATCTTGGGTCAGTGCAGCTTGTTCACTACTTATACCCTGGTTTTTGGCTATATCGGCTGTTATTTTGCTATAACTAAAACCTATATCTAATAATTTTTTAAAAGCACTAGCTGCAAGACCTATATAAACTAAAGGATCTGTAAGATTTTTCTTAATACTTTCACCTAATGATCCTAAAGCTTTACTTAGTACTGACCATCTATTTCCAGTAAGTGAAGATGCTTCTTTATTAGCGGCTTCTAGTGCTTTATTTACATCTATAAATTTATTTAATATAGGAATTTTATTTATACCTTCTAATATCTTACCAGTAAGACCAAGGTTTTTTTCTATATCAACAAATTTTCTAGCTAATTTATCAGTTTCATCTACTTGAGCCTGTAGACTTTCAATACCATCTTGGTATAATTGAGCTATACCTTTTAAAAGAGTCTGGTTATTTCCTGTTGCTACGTTAGCTTGTTTTAAAAAAGCATTTCGTTTAGCTGTAAGTTTATTAATTTCACTATTTACAGCTTTAAATTGCTTGTCTAGTTTTGCACGTTCTTTAGAATTAGCTAAAGTGTCTTCATCTAACTTAAGAAGTTCATCAGCTAATTTTTTACTAGCACTAAAACTTTCCTTAAAAGTAGAAGCACTATCTCCGGTAGCTTTAGATAACTTATCAGCGTTTTGAGCAATAAGTTTAGAGATATCATTAAGGGTATTTAATACTCCTACTGATTCTTCTTTAAGATTGTCAAAATTTTGCTTTGGTTGCTTTGCCATATGTTATAAATATTAAAAGGCATCATTTTTTTGATGCCTTTGTAACATAGGTAGCAGGTGAGATTTTATTTGTAGGTAATTTATCTTTAGTTGATCCCACAGATTTCATAGCACTTATAGATTTTTGTACATTATCGGCATTCTCCTGGTTACTAATCTTATCGTAATGGGATTTTAACTTATGAAATGTAAACTTACGAAGCCAAATAGGCATGCTATAAACTGTGGCATAATCATAACCACCCTGTCCCCAAAATAATATTTCGTGAATTTGATTAAATATAGTACCTCTATATTCAGGCGTCAGGCCAAAAAAAGTTAAGCCCAATTGGAAGGGCAGCCTCCCTCTCTGCACCGTTTTCACCAGTATATGTAAATTTAAGATCTAATCCTGGGGTTATTTTACCTACGTGTTCTCTAAATGCTTTAGCATCACGAGCTAGAAATGCATTATCTACAAATTCACGAATTGTCTTAATATCATGATTTCCATTAACTGAAAGGATCATATGCTTTAAACGAGTAGATAATTCAAAACTGCCTTTAGAATCAATTTTCTTTAAACCTTCTAATTCAGCATCAATTTTCTTTTCATCACCGTGTGATAACAATCTAAAAGTAATTTCATTGCCTGAATGGGGTAAAGTAAATGAAAATTCATTTTTATTTTTAAGAGAAGAAGAATCAAATTCTTTTTCTTTAAGAGCTGATAGATCAACGGTAATAGTTTCTCCGTTATATTCAAAACTATAATCTTTACCATAACCCAAAATACGAGAAGCAATCATAATAGCATCTTTATCAGCCACTAAAAGATCATCATAATTAAATTTAGTAATGATCATAGATTGTAATAGTTTATCAATTACAACACCTTGACGGATATAGTTTTGGTTAGTTAAGATATCTTCTTCTCTAGCAGTCATGTATTTCATTTCTATTTTTCCTTCTGCTAAAGGATGTCCTTCGGGGTATAATAAACCTTTTGAAGGTAATTCTACAATTTCTGTAGGGAATTTAAAATCGCTCATAAATTTTTATTTAATAAAACTAGTTTGTCTATTATACATATAATATAAAAAAAGAGCTTGGCAAAGCCAAGCTCAAATTTAAATTTATTTGAATTTCTATTAGAAGTTCAATACACAGTAATCTGGTTGAACTGTCATTGTAATTTCAACAGCAGTATCTACAGTATCCCAGCTATAGTCACCAAAGCTAGCGTCAATAATTAAAGCACCTTTAATAATCCATTCTGATACGATATCGCCTACAGGTCCTAGTACATCAAAAGTTAAGTCTTTTTTGTAGAAGTCTGAGTAGCCATCTCTACCAGTTACTGATTCGTGGTGTAAACGAACCCATTCCATTACTGCTTGTGCACCTGAAGGGGTGATAGGATCAAATAATGTAAACTGAACTGTGCCCCAAGTAGTTTTGCCTTTAACAAAACGTTGAACGTTAATGTGGTTAAGAGCTACACTTCCTTGAGTTAAGTTTATCGCACCTACACCTTTAATCTCGTAAGCAGGAATACCATCGATATACATGATGAATCGGTTGGTCTGCTTTGGTTCAAAAGCTGTGAAAAATATTTCGTTCGGGTCTAATACTGCCATTTTGCTATATTATTTATTTTATTATAAATATCATCAATTACAACTTTTAACCTGGGAAGGTAGCTCCAGTTGGTAAGATGTTGAAGTCTAGGTAGATGAATTCAGCAGTCTTAGTTGGTTGTAGATAGATTTGACCAATTAACTGGTTTCTATCGATTACGTCTGGAGTATTGTTGGAATCATCCATAATTACTCTGAACGCGTATAAACCTTGACGTTGTTGAACACTTTCTAGGTATGGGTTAACTTGGCTTAAGAATTGGTTTCTTGTAGC